TCGCCGGCCAGTTCCCGCCGATTTTTCTTTTCGGGCCTCGCCGGCGAAGCAACCGAGCGAGGCCACGAATGCCTTCCGCCAAAGAACTTCGGGAACAACGCGGCCGCTCCGTAGCCGAGTCGCGCAAGATTCTCGACAAGGCCGAAGCCGAAAAGCGCGAGCTGACCAAGGAAGAAGACGAGCTTTTCGAGAAGGCCCACACGGAGCAAGAAAAGCTCAGGGCGCAAATCGACAAGATCGAACGCCTGGAAAAGGCCGAAGCCGAGATGCGCGCCGGCACCGGCGATTCCAAGGTGGGCAAGGACGACTTCGACGGCCGGGAAGAGAATCGCGGCGGCGGCGACGGTGGACAAGCCGCAGTCACCGAGGAACACCGGGCGTTAGCCTTGCAGGCGTGGCTTCGTGCCGGCAAGGGGCTTGAGCTGACCGAGCAGCAGGACGCGGCCTGCAAGCTGGTTGCCGTCAATCCGCGCAAGCGGGAAATCGACATTGCCCTGGGGGGCGATTACCGCAAGGTCCGCGCGTCGCTCTACGACTCGGCGCTGGAATTCCGCCGCCGCAACGGCCTCGAATCCCGTGCGCAGTCGGTCAACCTCAACACCGCCGGCGGCTACCTGATCCCCGAGGGGTTCGTCTACAACCTCGAAACGGCGCTCCTGGCTTACGCCAACATGCGGGCCGTCGCCACGGTCATGCGAACGGACTCGGGCAACGATCTTCCTTGGCCGACCAACAACGACACGGCGAACAAGGGCGCGATCATCGCCGAGAATACGGTGGTGACCGAAACGGCCATGACGTTCGGTCAGATAGTCTTCCACGCCTACAAGTACACCAGTTTCGAGATTCTCATCAGTTCCGAGCTGATGGAAGACTCGGCCTTCAACCTGGCGTCCTTCGCCGGGGACGCGCTGGGCACCCGCATCGCACGTATCCAGGCCGACCACTTCACCACGGGCACGGGCGCCGGTCAGCCTTGCGGCATCGTCACGGCCGCCACGCTGGGCAAGACGGCGGCCAGTGCAACCGCGATTGCCGCCGACGAGATCATGGACCTGAAGCATTCGGTGGACCCGGCCTACCGGCCCGGCGCCGGCTTCATGTTCCACGACAATGTGTTCCTGGCGATCAAGAAGCTGAAGGACGGCTTCGGCCGCTACCTGTGGAAAGACAGCCTGGCGGGCGGCAGCCCGGACACGCTGGACGGCGACCCCATCACGATCAATCAGAGCATGGCGTCGAGCATCGCCACCGGCGCCAAGACCATGCTTTATGGCCAGCTCAAGAAGTACGTGATCCGTGACGTGAACGGTTTGCGTCTGGTTCGGCTGAACGAACGCTACGCCGACGCGGATCAGGTGGCCTTCCTGGCGTTCATGCGTTCGGACGGCAACCTCCTGGATGCGGGAACGCATCCGGTCAAATACTACGCGCAGGCGTAAGAAGGGCGGCCATGACGGCGACGGAAGAACCCAAAATGCGAATCAAGCTCATCACCGGCCTGGCGACTCAGCGGCGCACCTACGACCCCGGCACCGAACTCGATTGGCCGGAGAGCGAGGCGAGGCGGTTCATCGAGGCCGGCTATGCCGCGCCGGTGGGCAAGCCCAAGGAAACGATGGAACGCGCAGACGCGCGGAATGCCGAGAAACGCTGACCTGAACCCCCCGAGGTTTCCCACATGGAAAGCTTCCTCAAGGATTTCAAAACGATTGCGGCCGCGGCCGCCACCGCTGCCGGCACGGGCCAGGTGAATTCCTCGATCATCGACGCTACCGGTTACGACCGCGTTGCGTTCATCGTCCACCTGGGCGTTGTCACCGACGCCTCGCTTATCAACGTGGCCATTCAGGACAGCGCCGACAACGCCAACACCAACATGACCAACGTCGGCGTTACCGCGAACCTCAACGCCGCGACCTCGAGCAACACGGCCATTCTGGTGGAGGCCCTGAGCGCTCAGAAGCGCTACGTGCGCTGCATCGTGAATCGCGCCACGCAGAACGCGGCTATCAGTGCGATTACCTGCCTTCTGGGCGGCACCAAGGGCAAGCCGGTTACGGCGGACACTTCCATTTCGGCCTCGAATTCGGCGGTGGCGACTGGATGAGCGAGCCGCGTATTTTCCTGGGAGTCCCCGGTCCCGATCTCATTTACGGGGCCATGCGTGGGCTGATGATGTGCTCCGAAAAGCACCTCGTCAACCGCCAGGCGTCCCCGTCTCCGCACTCGGGGAACCTGGATACTCTCTGGTGCGATGCCTTCAACCAGTTCGAGGCCGGCGAATGCACCCACTTTGCGATGCAGCACGCCGATGTCACTCCGACGCCTCTCTGGCTCGACATTCTTGTCGAGGAAATGGAAAAGTACGACCTCGGGATGATCTCCGTGCCCGTGGCCATCAAGGACCATCGGGGCCTGTTCTCTTGCGGGATCGGCGACCCCGGGTGGAACTGGAACCCGCTGCGGCGCGTGACGGTGAAGGAGATTACTTCGGGCCGGCTGCCTTCGACCTTCACGGCCGCCGACTACGGCTATCCCGGCTTCACGCTCTTACACAATAACGCCTGCTGGCTGGTCGATTTCCGCAAGCCCGAGTGGGCGACGATGGTTGACACGCCCGAAGGGCCGGAGTGGAAGTTCTGCCACAAGTTTCCGCGGCGCAACGTCCGCGACCCGGAAAGCGGCAAGATGGTTCCACAGGGCGAGTCTGAGGATTGGTACTTCTCCCGCATGGTCCACGAGGCCGGGATCAAGTCGGCGATCACCACGCGCGTCTTCATCACTCACCGCGGCACGACCGAGTTCCCAAACAACGCCGTCTGGAACATGGACAACCAGGAGCATGACGAGGTGTTGCGGTCGCGGTGGGAGCGGCACGGACCAGGGCTAAACGGTCAGGCGAAAGAAGGGGTGACCTGTGGCAGTTGAAGCAGGACATGCGCCGAACCGCGCCTATTTCGATCAGCAGGGAAACCTGCATTACAACAACTCGCAGGTCTATGACTCCGGCGAGGTCGCCATCGGGCAAGCGGTCAACATCACCGCCGCCGCCGGCGCAGCCAATGTGTCGCTCGTCACCTATCAGGTGGTGGACGGTTCCAACGCGGCCATTGCTGTCGTCAAGGAGATGCAAGTCTGGCTGTCGGACAATACCAACGGCATCGGCCTGACTGCGACGACATCTTCCGGCGCCGTGGCGGCGGGAGCCAGCGGGACGGACCTGGGCACCCTCACAACGAAAAAAGCGCTGGCGGTCATCACCGACGCCACGGGTAAGTACATCCTGTCCGTCACGGACAACGCCAAGACCAACTTCTGCCCGGCCTGTTCCATTGGCGGCAAGATCGCCGTTGGGTCGCGGCTCTCGAATGCCTCCTACGGCTAAGGAGGCGCCGTGAGCTATGGCCTCCTGCAAACCGTCGCGCCGACCGCAGAACCCGTCACGGCCACGGAGCTAAAACTGTGGCTCCGCTCCGATCCCGGCGACACCAGCCAGGACACCGTACTGACGCCTCTGATCGCCGCCGCGCGGGCTTATTGCGAAAAGGAATGCGGCCGGCAGTTCTGCACGGCCACCTGGAAGATGACCCTGGACCGCTTCCCCGTTGGAGGCAGTCCGGCCATCTGGCAGCAATACTCGTTTGCCTACTGGCAGCAGCGTCTGCCGAACGTGGCGCTGGCCTCGCAGTGGTGGCCAGATCGCGCCTCGATCCGAGTCCCGAAACCGCCCTGCCAGTCGGTGAGTTCGATCACGTATCTCGACCAGGCGGGGGCCACGCAAACGCTGGCGGCGAGTGGGTGGCTTCTGGATACGACACAGCAGCTTGCCCGGATCACGCCGTCTTACGGGAACATCTGGCCGATTACACGGCAGCAGATCGCGGGCGTGGCCGTGACGTTTGTGGCGGGGTATTCGGCGGATGGGACTTCGGTTCCGGCGGCGGCCAAGCTGGCGATTTATACGCACGTCGCGGGGGCATTCTTCAACCGCGAGGGGATCACGCCGGCGACCCTGGAAGCGGTGGACCGAATTTTGGATGAGATCAGAACAGGGGAGTACACCTGATGGCCGCCAACAACGATTTCTCCACCTACGGCCGCAGCCCCGTGGTTGCCCCTATCCATGCTGTCGCGGTCACGCCGGACAACACCAACACCTTCACGAACGTCTCGCTTTCGATCTATGTGGGCACCACGGGCAACGCGGAGATTGTCACGCAGGGTGGAGAAACAACCGTTTTCCGAAACATCCCGGCGGGGACCATTATTCCGATCCAGGCCGTCCGGGTGAACATCTCGAATACCACCGCTTCCAACATGGTGATGATGTACTGAAAGGGGCCATCATGGCAGACATTTCGATTACTCCCGCGAATGTTTTTGGCAACTCGGCCGCGACCGTCGATAAATCCCGCAACCTGGGAGCCACCGTTACTGCGGGGCAGGCTGTCTACCTGGACACCACCAATAATGTCTGGATGCTCGCTAACGCTGTCGGCAATGCCTCTGTCCGGCAGATGAACGGCATCGCGCTCAACGGCGGCTCCTCCGGCCAGCCTTGCAGCGTGCTCACGGGCGGGATCATCAGTATCGGGGCGACCGTCGTTCAAGGGAAAATATACGTGCTTTCCAACACTTCTGGCGGCATCGCCCCGTCTTCAGACCTCGCCACCAACTGGTACACCAACATCATCGGCACTGCGACCAACGCGGCCGCTATTTCGGTTCAGCTCCAGTTTGCCAACACGGCGGTGTAATGCCGACGACATGGACACCACCGGGAAAGATGCGGCACCAGGTTCTCTTGCAAGAGGACCGGGGCACCGATCAGAGTTCGTCCGGCCAGCACGTTGACGACTGGCAGACCTACGCAACAAGCTGGGCCTCGGTAGAGCCGGTAACCGGCCGGGATTTCTGGCAGGGCCAGCAAGTGGCGGAAGTGACCTGTAGCCACATCATCAAGATGTACTACCGGCCCAACGTCAAGCCGCAGGATCGGGTCATCTTCAAGGGGCGTGTCTTCAACATCGCCTATGCGCATGACCTGGAGGAGCAAGAGCGGGAACTAAACCTCTTTTGCATGGAAGACAAGAAGGCGGTTTACGAAACAGCGATTGTCGATATGGACAGCGTACTTGTGACCGAACTAGGCGGCTTGAAAGTTACGTCAATATGAGTGTAGCGCTGCAAACGCTGAAATCAAACCAGCCCATTGGCTGGTCCTCAGACCCGGCCGCGGCGACGGCGGCGGATGTTTCGCTGGGCCGATCCGACCCCGGCGAACTCACCCTTACCGGCTCACTGGTCATAACCGGCTATTTCGCTCTAGCCGGCGGCGCCGAGGTTGACGAAACGAGCGTGGGCGGAACGCCCAAGCGAATCAAGATACTGATTGACGCTGTGCCGTACTATTTCCTGGCTTACCCGGAGAGCAGTTGAATGGATGCTCTCAATACGGATTTGGTTTCTTTCTGGAAGCTGGCCGAGCCGACCGGGATAGCACGCGCCGACTACTTCTGGACAAACCACCTGACAAACACCAACAGCGTCAGTCAGGGAGTGGGGGTTAATGGGAACCAGCGGGGGTCTTCTGTATTCTCAGGTTCGCAAAAACTCTCTGTCCCCGACAATGCTTCGCTGTCTATGGGGGCAGGCGTCAGGATGACACTGGTAGCATGGGTTTGCCCCGGATCGCTTGGGACAATCCAGCCCATCGTAGGAAAGTGGATTTCAACTACTAGCAACAGAGAATACGACCTGAGGATCTTCACTGATGGCCAGTTCCAGTTTCTTACCTCGTCCACCGGGGCCGCTGGGGATGGCGCTGTCCTGACCGGGGCCGCTGTCGTTGGAACCTGGGTTTTTCTGGTAGCCAAATACGACGGCGTGAATGTCTCTCTCAGTGTCAATAACGGCGCGTTCGCCACGTCTGTATTCTCTGCCGATATTTTCGACGGCGCGGCACCTTTCGATATTGGCCACACCCTCCAGACAACGGACCTGTACTTCACCGGCAAGATCGGCCCGGTGGGCTTGTGGAAGCGGGTTCTAACCGCCGACGAAATCACGCGGCTATACAACGGAGGCACGGCCCCGTTAGTCCCCGCCGGCGGCGCCTGGACTACCGGCGGACTGCTGCCCGATACAATCGAGCGCCCGCTGCTGGTGTACGCGAACGGGTCGCGCGTGTACGGGACTGACGCTGACTCTCGCTGGGGGAAGCAAGTCGAAGTGACCGTGGAAGGCCCGGCCATTCTCTTGCATCCAGGGCCGAGCACAGGCTATCCGTTCCCGGACGTTACCACCGATGGTCTTTTACTGGTGGACGATTACACGCAATGGGCCGACCTGTCGGACAGCCCGGCGTGGGACGTGGA